GCCCTACCTTCCTTAGTATCGGCGGCATTGGTGCTGGGTTTGACTTGATCTATGGCGCATCTTTAAAAGACAAAGGCGGCTCTGGTGGATCGGGTTCCGGTCGGATGGGCGGCAAAAAGCTGAAGATTTAAGGAGATATCATGCCAGGTAAGAAACTTCCAGCGTTCCTCATGGACATGTATGCCAAGAAGGACGCTAAAGGAAAAGGTAAGGCTAAGGCCAAGCCTAAGGCTAAGCCAGCAAAGGGAAAGAAGCTTCCTAAGGGAGGCAAGACTCTCTTTGGCACTAACAAGGCCGGACAGCGCACCGTAGCCCAGCGTGGCTAAAACTCCAGCCTGGACCCGCAAGGAAGGTAAGAACCCTGCAGGTGGGCTGAATGCTAAGGGGCGTGCTTCCTACAAGGGAGGCACGCTCAAGGCGCCGGTTAAGTCTGGCGACAATCCGCGTCGAGCGTCGTTCCTGGCCCGCATGGGTAACATGCCTGGGCCGGAGCGAGACTCTAAGGGGCGACCGACGCGTCTCCTGCTCTCACTTCAGGCGTGGGGAGCTAGCAGCAAAGCTGACGCTAAGGCTAAGGCTAAGGCGATTAGCGCTCGAAACAAAGGAAGAACTGCTTGAATATTAATGCTGAGATTGCCCAAGATTTGGCCAGAGGTCGAACCGACATCGGCTTCTTTGCCTCTCGCTGGCTAGGTGTCAATCTCAATCCGGGCCAACTGGCCTGGCTAGAAGGTATGGTTGCCCGTGATGAGACAGGGTTCAGGCCCAAATACCTGACCACTGTATGCAGCGCCGGTAACCGGGCTGGTAAGACTTTGGGGATGGCGGTTGGAGTCCTGCACTCTGCCACCTACAAGCTGGGACTTCGTCCCCCGACAGCTGGGTCCATTGAGGACGCAGAACGTTGGACTACCGAGCCTTACGAATGGTATCACATTGGTATCCAGCAGGAAACTGCTGAGTTGGTGCATAGGGAACTATCGATGCTTCTTCAAGGAGGCCATCCCGCCCAACGAGGTAGGGGATGCCCAATCGTGAAAGAGATCGGTCCAGTCTACAACTTTGAGAAAAAGTGGCGTGGCGAGTACCTGTGGATCAAGGTTGATCCAATCTTCGGCGGAGCAAACATCCACTTCCGCACCACCCAGGATAAGGCTAAGGCACTCCTGGGCAAGGACATGAATGGCATTTCGTTCGACGAGGCAGCATTCGAGCCACACCTACTCATGATCTACCAAGAGGTTCTGAACCTCCGACGACTCTCGACAGGTGGACAGCTACACTTCATTGGCACACCAACTGAGGGCATCAACGACTACGCAGACCTGTGGGAGCTGGGCAATCCAGATAACCCAGGACGTGATGACCAGTTCATGAGCTTCCGTCTCTCGACTAGGAACAACGTAGGGTATGGCCTAAACTCAGAGACGTTCGACTCCATCGTCCGTCAACAGGCAGAGTACCTGGTACCACAGAACATCGACGGATACTTCATCGAGGCAAGAGATGCGTACTTCAACGCAGACATGATTGACAAGTGCTTTGTGGACTTTGAGGAAGAGATCGCTCCGACCAAGGGACGCAGGTACTCCCAGGGCGTGGACCCTGGCATTTCGTCTGACGCAACGTGGGCAATCACGATTGACTACACGGAGCGTGAAATGATGGTAGGTGTGCGGTGCCGACGTAAGGTTGGCAAGCAGACAATCCCGGCAGTGGTGAACATGGTGCGAGAGGGGCACCTGCTCTACAACCAGGATGGCGCTGCATGCACAAGCACCATCGACTCGACTGGCTTTGGCGGGAAACTCTTCCGCCAGGAGTTCAGCATCATCAAGCCGCTAAGGGACTACGACTTTGGCGGTACGAGGGCCAAGAAGCTCGAACTTCTGGCAGACCTTAAAGCCGTGATTGATCGGCAACAGCTCAAGCTCCCACGTAGAGGTGCTTGGATGGAGCTCCGGCGCCAGCTGCTGGGCTACAAGCTAGATGACAAGAAGCTGGAAACTGATGCCGTAATGGCACTGGCGCTGTCGGTGAGGCACGCGACCAGAAATCCTTCGAACCCGGTGACGAAGCCTGTGTTCAGTTATTTTGGGGAGATTGCAAATGCCTAAAGACAAACTAAAGATGACCTCTGGGTCATTCGTGGACGGGAAGGAAGTACCTTCTCTAATCACGACTGATCCTAACGTCGTCACCCGTTCAAACATCGAGGGCATCAAGAAGGCCATCGATACTGCTCGTAAAGAGATCCGTGGCCAGAAGACCGCAGCCGTTGCTGCTCCTGGCACTCCAATCAAGACAGAGGCTACACCAGCCGCTACGAAGGGCCGTAAGGCACGCGCACTCCCCAGCGCTATTGCCAATGGTCGCACGAAGCGAGCAGGCTCAGGCCGCACGATCAACGATGCCGTCATCTCCGGCGGCAAGATGCGTGTTGCCAAGATCAATCCAAAGTTCGACAGACTGCAGGCACTCACCGCCGAGCAGAAGAAGGGCATGTCCCTGGAGCGCCAGCGCCTCAACCAGCTTGGTGAGGTAGCTGAGGAGAACGAGAACTTCCTCCTTGCTCTTGAGGCAATGAACCGCAAGCAGATGGTTGAGCCGGAACAGAACCGCATGCGCGCAATCTACCGACGATACGACCACTACTTCCATCCTAACACCTTCACACTTGGCGGTGCTGACCACTGGGCGGAAGACCCAAGCGCACGGCTGTCAGGACGCTCGCACGTTTCTGTTAACCTGCATGCATCCTATGTGCATATCCCAGCATCGCTTCAGGCTGTTACGCCGGTGGTTAACTACGTTCCTACCGGTTCATCTGAGGATGAGCGCAACCAGGCTGCACGCCGGGAGCGACTCTTCTACGCATGGTGGGACGCCAACGACTTTGACCTTAAGCTCGAAGAGGCCACTCTCCTCAAGGCTCTGTACGGCAACACTGCGGCCAAGGTCTTCTGGGACCCTGTCAAGAAGATGCCACGCATCCAGATCGTTGATACCCCAGAGAACCTTTACGTTGGCTACGGCAGCTCTGACTATACTCGTGTAGACTGGGCGCTTTACAGCTACGGCCTGTCGCCGCAGGCTGTGCTCGAGGAGTGGGGCGTTGATGTGATCCCTGTACGAGATGGCAACCAGTGGTTCCCATACACCTCGTCCAGCACGCATGACGACCCAATCGCCAGCATCTACCTGAATAGCTACCACCGCGATCCGATCCGATACCAGACGGCATACGACCAGATGAAGATCGAGATCATGGACTACTGGTACAAGCACCCTACTGCCCCAGGCAAGCCACCGCTCGTGTGCAACGCCATCATCGTCGGCAACACCGTCGTGAAGCGCACTGAGCACCCTGAGCTTGAGGGGGTCATCCCTTACGTCATGCTCCGGAACAGCATGATCCCAGGCAGCCCATACGGCAAGCCTGAGCTGTACGACATCGAGCAGCTCCTCCGGGAGAAGGACGAGAAGATCACGGCGCAAGCCCAGATGATCCACTCCGTCGTTGGCGGTCAGATGTGGCAGCTCGTAGGCGCTGAGGCTCCCGATGAGGTCCCGGCTAACGCCATCCCGAAGCCAAACCAGGTCGCTACCCCTGGGGCCGGGAACCGCATTGAATCCATCAACCCATTCATTCCTCAGTTCCAAGTAGAGGATTACAACAAGCGTATCGACCGTGAACTTGCAGTCGCCTCTGGCTTGAACGATCTTCTACTTGGACTTGCACCGTCCAGCGTTCTTGGATCAAGCCGTGCTATTGCGCAGCTTATGGCTAACTACGAAGCTCGTATCTCCCCTAAGCGCAAGCTCCTTTACAGCTGGATTCAGCAGGTATGGGAAGTGTGCGCACGCGTGTGGGAGAACAAGGATAAGGCAATCGGCAACATCATTGACGGTGAATACCAGATTGCTATCACCCCTCCTGAGCTCACACCTCGAGACACCATCGAGCTTGCACAGACTGCGATCAACCTTGTCCAGAACCGACTGTGGAGCGCCGAGCGTGCCATGGATCGCATGGGCGTTAGCGACCCAGAGGGCGAGAAGGAGATCATCCGCGACGAGCAGACTGATGCGACCCTCAACCCTGCAGCAGTACAGACGATGGGCTCGCTCATTCAGATGTTCAACCAGATGCAGCAGCAGGCTCCGGCTGGGGCTCAGCAGCTATCTGAACAGCAACAGGCCAGCGCTATGGAAGCTATGGCCAGCATGAACCCTCCGGCTGGTGGTATGCCAATGCTGAACTCGCCTAGCGAGCAGGCTATGCCGCCAGAAGAGTCCCTGCCACAGAATGCGCAGGGTGGTGGAGCTGATCTAATGGCAATGTTGCAGGCCGCTCAAGGCGGCGTGCCACAGCAAGGAGAATAAGAGATGGCACGACGCGGTAGCTTTGGACGGTCAGGAACAACACAGAACCTATCAATGCTTGTCTACCAGCTGCTCAAGGAGCAGATGCAGACTGAGCTTCAGAACATCTTGACGGCGTATCAGACCAACATGAAGGCCGGGCAGTACAATGCCCAGTTCAACGGTCAGAACGTTGACGGTAAGTTTGTTCTGAGCTATTACCAGTCTATGCTTGCAGGCTTCCCGCCTGGGTCCACTGAGTACGAGACACTCCGATCTCAGCTATCATCGTTTGAACAACAGTACAAGACTGACGTGCAAAACTTGGTAATCGACTCCATGAACAACGGAACAAAGGTGGACTTCGGACTTCTTGGTGATGGCTTCGAGAATCGCGGCATTGACGAGGTGACACTAACCGACGTCAGGGACTGGTCCGCCAGCGCAATCGCTGAGCTAGAAGCCAATGGAGATATCACCCAGGCCGATAAGCTCAAGGGAGCAGTGTTCGTAGCCGGGTTCAACGTAGACCGTGACGGCAAAGAAACCGCCTTGAATAACGGAGACATCACCTATGCGTCGTATGGCAAGTGGCTTGGTGGGCAGCTTCAAGCGGCGCTCAACGCTGGCTTTACAAAGGACAGCGAGGCTTATCGAAATATTCTAAAGATCCAATCTGAGATCAATAAGGTTGCCAAGGAGCAAGACGAGAAGAAGGCCGGCGCGGATTACGAGAAGGCCATTATGGGTGCAATGTCCGATGTCGACGCTGCAGCAAAGGCAATGATCGAAGCTTACGATGGTCCGTTCAAGGACGAGATGGGCCAGATCTGGAATCAAGTAGATGGCAATAGCCCAGCGCCGCACTACGAGTTCATGCAGAAGCTTGCCGCGCTTAAGGGACAAGGAGCCGGTGGTCAGCTTTATGGCGACCTTATGAATAGCGTTGGCGGCGGCAACCTGGATAACCTCTTTGCTGAGGCAGTCGTAGAGGCAAACGGGAAAGTTGCACAACTGCTCGACGCAGGATTTGCGGCAGCCGGCACAGACATGTCTAATAAACTTGTTGTACTGGCAAACCGTATCCACGGCAATGGCTTGACGTTCCTGTCTGATAGCGGTATTGAGTTTACCTCTGGCAATGCATCTTCGGTTATGTCTCAAATGAAAACCAACCTTGGGACTGCTGGCACGTCATTCAGCGTGGACGAGCAAACCGGACAAACCACGGTCCGTGGCGGCCATCCAGAGGCAGTGCTCGCATCCCTAAAGGGATTAAGTTCCCTTGTTGGGGACCGTGGTACCGAGACCTATCCATGGATCAATGACCTATCTCAAGGCCAGCTTAGAACAAGTTACCTTGGCGATAGCACTCTTGTCCAGGCAGACACAAACAACGACGACATTATCACCGCAGATGAGTTTGGAGCATTCTTCTCAACTGGCGATATGAACAACGTTGAGCTAGAAGATCAACTTAAAATCATGATGAATGCCATGAGCACGGAGGATATCCCTGGAAGCAATATCCACCCAGCTTCCCTTGCATACGCTTTCGTTGAGGCTGCGTATAACCGTGAGGCCCTTAAGCACGGATCGATCATGATCGTTGATGATCGTGGGTATACGAAGGTATCTGAGTGGGGTGACAAGCAAGCCGGAGACAGAGAGCTTCTACCTGCCAAGATCACCGTAAACGGTGTAGACTCTATTGTCTACGTAAAGCCAGTTACCATTAAGCAGAATAACAATGGTAACTACGATGACATGGATCTTGGCATGACCAACGGGTACCAGGTGCAGCTGTACCGCCTTCCTGGCAACTACAGCAATATGCCAGGGCAGCAAGCTGATGGATTCGTAATCATCACTGGCACCATGAAGGATGGCAGTGGCGGATCTTCACCTATGTCTGTCAAGTTTACCATCAGCCAGTTTGAGACGTATGCTCGGTCAGCCTTTGGTGCAGAGTTTGATTTTACTAACTTCAACAATCCACCGAAGGATGGGACCGCTGATGCATTTGTTTCATTCATAGGGTCCATGTCTGGGAACAAAGAGATCTGGGAAAACATGGCCAACCCAGCCAGCCCCTACTACCCAAAGAACCTGCCGCTTAATGCAGATCAGCCTGATGGCGTAAGAGCGTTCCCGAGCTTTAACGAGAAAGAGTTCCTGTTCACTGGTTTACTCAACTCAAATGCAGATATCGACAAGTGGGTGGCAGGTCTCGTCAAGGACCCAGCTGCGCTATCGTCAGCTGCTCTCGAGCTAGCAAGAACGCGTCGTGGTGCCGATGCTGTGTTTGACAGCAAGGATCTTATTGACGCCGCCCTGCAAGGCAACGGCATTGCAAACAACCTTTCTTATACAACTGTAGCTGGAAAGATTCAATCGAACCCTGTGTGGAAGACGTTCATGGACAGTAGATTCCCAGAGGTTAAGCGAGTATCCATTAACCCGGCTGCTGAGAATACTGACTATGCACAGAAGTGGCGCAACCTAAATCCGTTCTACAAGATGCCAGAAATGCCTGGCGCATCTCAGGACACTCGACCGCCTGGAGAACGTGGCAAGAGCCAATGGGAACAGCAGCAAGAAGACAAGTACAAGAATATGATTCCTGGTCTTGTGCCTGGAACAACACCAGGTAGCAGCTTCCTTAACGATGCATTCCGTAACCGGCCTGGCATGAAGCCAGAGACCGTCGGGTCTACCCCAAAGATTAACCCGAGTGGCACTCTACCAGACTATACAAAGCCTAAGTTTAGTACTGGCACACAGCCAAAGATTAAGCCGGGCAGTCCATTTAAGCCTGGCCAGGGGGTCTAATGCCGTTTATTTATTCTGACAACGAGGTCGGACTTCCAGAGGAGCAGAAGCTCCGTGGCCGAGATCTTGGCATCACACTTGACATTGGCGGTAAGACCAAGGAACAACTGTCTCCTCAAGATGAAATGGCTAAGAAGTTTGGTGTTGCTATTCAGGATACCATGCAGGCTGGAGTCAACATCGCTACGAAGCTGCCTGGCGTTGAGCCGGTTGCTAAGTTCATTGCTGATTCACCAGTTGGATGGCTTGGCGGAAAGGCGCTTGACGCGCTTAACATCCCAAGCTGGCTCCTGCAGCAGGGCGTTGCTCGATTCCGTTTGGCTGTCACGGATAAGAACAGCCTGCCAGCAGACGTACGAAACATGCTCGCGTCTGGTGCGAACATCGACGACGTTGCTGACTATATGTATAAGTCTGGTCGCGCATTCTCAAACGACCAGGCGGCAAACCTGTTCTGGCAGATCGTTCTCGACCCGCTCAACTTTACCCCTCTAGCGCTTGGAAAGGTCAACCTCCTCAAGACAGCAGGCAAGGCCGGAGCTATCCTTGGCGGTGCGGCTGTGGCTGGGCCAGTTGGAGCTGTGGTCGGGGCAGGCGTTGCCTGGAAGGGCGGAGCGGCTGCAAGGAAGGCATTTAACCTTACCGACAAAGTTGCCGGTATGGCCGGTCCGACTAGGGCAGAGCTCGGTGCAGTAACAACACTAGACAAGATTACTGCAGCGCTAAGCAAGCCACGCGGCCTAGACCTAGGGACAAGGGTTCCAGCTGGGGCAAGAAACCTTGCTCAGATCAGCAAGATTGACGAGGAGCTCGAAACACAAAAGGCAGCACTTGCCGCTTCTCCTAGCGACAGGATTATTGCTGACCGTATTGCTGATCTTGAGACGCAGAGGAAGACAACTCTTAACGCAATGGAAGTCGGCAAAGACGTAACGAATGGCTTCGCAATCGGAGTGTACAACGGGCTTGTAGGGGCTAAGTCATCCGTTGGCGGTGGCCTTCGTGCCGTCTCCGCAGCACTTAGCATCCCAACCACACAGACAGTATCGTACAAGCTTGGCGGCCACAAGTTTAACCAGGTCATGGATTCTATTGCATCTCTCCTGCCACCAACAATGCGGCAGTCAGTAGAGGAGATGTTTGGACGAGGGGCTTCGAACATTGCTGTCGTTGCCGCAACTCGACTTCTTGCTGCACCAGACGTTGCACTATCTAGGAGCATTGCCAACGTGACTTTGACTCAGTTCTACGATGCTGTTGACTATCTGCGCGGCGTAGCAGGCAAGGGCGGAGACGTTGCCCTGTCAAGCGACGAGATTGCAAGCGTCATGATCAAGCGTGCCAAGGAAGCTGACATGGGCGGTACAAACCGAGCCCTTAGGATTTCAGATACACCTGAGGGCACAGCAGAGCTAGTGAAGAGAATCGACGTGATGCGCAGTTCTGTTGGCGAGGCTCGAGTCAGCGCCATTGCAACTAAGCCAGCGGTAGACAACCTATCCCTCCATATCCAAAACGAACTTATTACATCCAAGCTAAGCACGATGGGCACGTCACAGAACGTTGCCGGTGAGGTGGTCGAGCTGCTCCGAGACATGGGGCCAGAGGGCGTTGGCCGCCTAGTTGCCGATGAAATCGATAAGCTCATCTACGACATGATTCCGCACATGCGAAGCAAGGCTACGGCACTAGAAGCGTTTAAGGTCAGGGCTCGTAGCATCCGCTCTGCCGTCTCTGACGGGACCGGCGCGGGACTAGATGAAAAGCTCTTCGACGCTCAGGTCAACCAGCAGTTTGAAGATTTGTTTGGTAAGTTCTACGATGCGTCAGGAACTGCCTTAGGTGGCAAACTTGACGCAGCCCGTACAAACCTAGAGGATGCAGCAAGGGCGATGGTCGCAGTAGACATGGCTTCGTTTGCGTCATCGAATAAGGCGATCGCTCGAGTCAACGAGCAGATGCGCATGTTCCTCACTGAGGACCCTAAGAAGATCTCGGAAGCTATCGCTCAATACGGCGAACATACATTCTATACAATGCAGAAAATCGCACGCCGATTCCTTGACACTAAGGGCGGTGGTCTCATGCTCGTGCGAAAGGGCTATCTGTTTGGGCCAGTTGCAAACGGTTTGATCAACGTCTTCGAAGAGATTAACAGGCTCAGTCAGGATGCGCGTAAAGGTGTAAGCCCTAGCGCAGAGGTACGGCAGGTTGTTGGCCAGGAGGCCATGCACACCTACAAGGGGACAAAGGCGCACGTTGACGCGCTTGTTGAAAGTGCTAAGAAGATGTCAGGCGAGGCGTTTAAGGCCCGTGACGTCCGGACATTTAGAATGCTAAAGAATCTTATTAGCGAGCTAAAGAACGCGAACGACCTAGACGAGGCACGTCAGATCTGGAAGTCCCATGCTCTTAAGTCATCTGAGGATATGGCAACTATCTTTGGCGACTCATCCAATGTGAGGGATATTGCTAGGTACCTGCAGCGTGCCGTCGATGATGGATTTGCGGCAACTGACCTTAGCGCAGCAGAAAGAGGAGCGCTACGCACATTCATCGAGAACAGTGGAATGGACCGCAGGCTGATTGGCATGTTCAGCGGTGCCGATGGATCTGGGCGCTACGTGCCTGTACGTCAGCCAAAGGCTCCGTATCACCGAACATCTGCTCTTCTGCGGAACCCAAACATTGACGATGGAACTAAGGCATTCATCTACCAAACACGGGTTACTCCATTTGTTGACATGACGGCTCCGGTGTTGGATGAGGTTGGCAATCTTGCGCCAAGGTATTCCGCTGGAAAGCTGCAAGAGCTCTACACCAACTTGTTCAGCCCTATTGGAACGAAGCAGGTTACAGCAAATATCAAGAACCGCCTTGCCTCATACATGGCAAGAGGCGGCATCACTCCTGGGCAGCTAGACAGGATCATGGATGAGGTGGTCAAGGTAGCAATGGATGACGGCGTGTCGGCACGCGGCCTTGCTCGCAACAAGATTGAGGACGCTTTCTTCCAGGCATTCCAAGACTACTCCGGCCCTGGATCGTTTAAGATGTTCAAGGATAGCTGGGCTCAGAACCTAGCAATCCCCGGGTCTGGTGAGTTCGACGCCGTTAAGGCAATCATGTTTGCCTTCGAGGGTAATCTCAAGACAGTCGGCGCTACGCAGAAGTTCACTGGTGCCCTCAAGTATTACATGCCATCTCTTGCCAGAATCACAGACAACCTTTACCCCGAGATCCGGTTTAAGAGAAACCCACTCTATTGGCTCCAGGAGTGGCTAGAGTCTCCAACTCTTAACAAGGCAAGAGGCGTCAACCAGGAAGTCCTTAGCGTCTTGACAAAAGAGGGTAGGACTATTTCCGTGAGTGCAGACTCACTCCGAGACCTTAGCACTATTGGTCCAGAGGCACAGAGCATTGTAGACAACGTTAGCTTCCTCACGGTGTTCCGCAACAACGCCCTTGAGAAAGCTCTGGACAGCAGCTGGAACAGCAAGGGCTGGAGGGATGGCCTCAGAAAGCTAACATCAGGGCAAATGGGAGAGAGGCTAACGGTTGCAAAAGACCAGGCTAACAGTCGAGCTGCACTTAATCTTTCAGCGCAGAACTTCTACAAGGAGCTTGCAGAAAGGGACCCGCGACTCCTGAATGCACTTATTACTAGCTACGGCACTAGCGACTCGACTGAGCTATTTGTACGATACGTTGATATGCGCGAGCGTCTTCGCAACACTGAACGGGTATTGAGCGACATCGAATCTTCACGACCTGCAGGATACGGGTTCCGAAGAATCCCAGACAAAAACCTTGAAGCTATGGACGAGTTCAAGTTCAACACTGTTGGTGGTATGAATGTTGGCTCAGAAATCCAAACCTCAGATGACATCTTTATGCAATATATCAACGCACCATATGAATCAGCAATAGACCTTACTGTGCAGGCAGATAGGATGCGAGATGCCGGTTACGACATGTCTCTACTCGATCCGTCGATTGCCGAAGTAAAAGCAGCACTCTATCATATTGACGACCTAAAGAAGTCTAGGCCATCGGCTGCATCGTTTGGCGCTGGACCGGGCGAGGAAGAGGCAGTGCAGCGACTTGTTGCTGCGAGGGAAAACCTTAGTAAGTCAATCTCCAAAGTTGAGTCATACTACGAGGATGCCGTTATGCGCCGCGTTGCCGCTGAGACTATTATGCTCGAGCTTGGCATGGGCGGTGCAGTTGGGCAACTAGGATACGACGCAGGAATCATGGCGCAGTCTCTTGCTCTGGGACACGCCTATAGCAGTGAGATTGTAGACGTAACAACTTCGCTTCAGCGCATTGTCGAGAACGCAAAGACCCAACTACAAGCTGAGTTCGGCGCCAACGTCAGACTGCTGAAGAGAAACCCAGCTCAGCGAGAGAGACTATTCGGCATCATCCGACAAAATGCATCAGAGGCAGCCAAGAGCACAGACCTTGCTACAGCTATTACTAATGCTAACTACGAACTGCTAACACGACATGGCGCAGAGGAAAAGTTGTACCGTGCCTTCGAGCATGTGTACCAGAAGTCCCTAACAGAGGCAAACAAGATTACTTACTTCAACCCCGAGCGCAGCCTGTTTGAACGAACAGTAAACCATCCGTACTTGGGATTCTACCCATATAGCTATATGTTCAAGAAGATCCTGCCTGAGCTGGTTAACTTCCTATTCAAGAAGCCATTTGGATATCAGGCCCCTGGCGCTGGGTACCAGGCGTACATGCACGTACGAGAATACTTTGAAAACCAAATGGAAACTGACTACAGCTTCCGTAAGTTTATGGAAGACAACGACGAAGCTGCGTTCCTTATTACGCAGCTATTCCCTGGCGTGCCGTGGGACATCTCGGCCATGCCACCATCATATGTAAGAGCTGTCGCTATGAGCTTGTCTGGAAAGGATAAGGATTACCGAATCCTTGAAGACTTCCTTGGACGCGACATCTTTGGCTCGGTTTCGAAACTCGGGCCAGCAACATCAATCCCATCCGCTCTTGGTGCCGGTCAGCAGATCGTCAATACCTTGACGGGTGGAAATCAGCCGAAGCTAGACCCTTACCGGATTAAGTCCGATAAGGACTACTTCGACATCTACTAAGGAGGTAGAAAGTGACGGAAGAAGTCGTGCTGAACGACCAGGCCCAGTCGCAGGTAGAGCCTGCCACTGACCAGGACAACGACATCACCACTTGGAAGAAGCGTCTCGCTGGCAAGGACCAGGCTCTGACGGCTACCAAGAAGCAACTGGATGACATCAAGGCTGAATACGATAAGGTTCAGGCTTGGAAGCTCCAGATGGAAGAGGCAAGCCTCACGGAGTTTGAGCGTGCGCAGCGACGCATCGCCACTTTGGAGCAGGAACTTAAGGCTACTCGGGAGTCCGAGCAGCGTGAACGCCTGGCCAAGGAATATCCAACCTATGTTCAGTTCGCTGAGACTACGAAGGAACTCTCCGTTGAGGAGCGTGCCAAGCAGTTCGAGGAGTTGCTGAAGACAGGCGGGGCTCCTAAGCAGGAGTTCACAGATCCAAACAAGCCGGCGAAGGCAGCGCCTTCGACCGGGAAGAAGCGCTCGTCTGAGGATATTGTTAGGGACATCGCTGCCCTTGGCAATCCTTGGGGCGAGTAAAGAAGGAGTAAATAATGGCAACGAATACGCGAGCCACGATTGACGCTGGCTCATCCAATGCTTATTCCGCGCTCATTACGGAGCTCGTTTCGCAGCAGGCTCAGGAGAACCTGCGCAACCGACTGGTCCATGCGATGCCGGGGAACTACACCTCGGGCCGCTTCCAGAAGGGGAGCAACGAGATCCGCTATGCGCGCTACCCAGACCTCACGCCGCTTGGCGTGGCGGACACCCTTACCGAGGCTGGCGCCCCGGCTGAGTATGATCTCACGATCACGACTGAGTCCTTCGTGCCAAAGCAGTACGGTAAGGTTCTCAAGATCTCGGATCTTGCGCAGCTTGACAGCCCGCATGACCTGATCGCCATTGCGTCGGAGCGACTTGCTCGCGCCGCCACGGAGTCGATGGACAACATCATCCGTGACGTCGTAGCACAGGGCACCAACGTTATGTATGCTGGTGACGCTTCTGCTCGTGCCAACGTTGGTACCGGCAGCAACGACAACCTCACCGGTCTGACCATCAAGAAGGCTGTTGCGAAGCTCAAGGCAGCAAACGTCCCAACGTTCGCTGACGGCTTCTACCGCGCAATCATCCACCCAGGGGTCGAGTTCGACCTCTTGACGGACACCAGCGCAAACGGCTTCCTCGAGGCAACGAAGTACACCAAGTCGCTCGACCTCCTCAACGGAGAAATCGGCGCGTACGCTGGTGTTCGCTTCCTCGTTTCGCCAAACGCAAAGGTCTTCACCGGCGCGGGCGGTGGCTCGGCGGACGTCCACTCGACGTTCCTCTTTGGGCCTGACGCCTACATCGTTGGCGACAGCCAGACGCTCCAGAGCTACTTCGTGGCTCCGGGCGGCGACCACAGCGATCCAATCGCGCAGGTTGCAACGCTTGGCTTCAAGATGCGCTTCGGCGCGATTCTCCGTGGTGAGGGCACGACGGGCGAGTTCGATGGTAGCAATACCTCGACCGGCCAGCCGCGCTACCTCCGCATTGAGTCGACCGCAACCGCTCTGTAATCGTAACTAGGGAGTGGGGGTCGGGCTTCGGCCCGGCCCCCGCAACCACAAGGAGACCTTATGGCTATTACACTATCAGCACTCAGGACTATAGTACGGCGAGACCTGCGTGACTCTGGTGCTACTAAGACATGGAGTGACGACGAAGTCAACGACATGATCAAGTGGGGCGTCCAGGAGGTCTCGCGTATCCGCCCACAGGAGACGTATGAAGAAGTTGCTTACACAGCTCCTGCCGTTGGAGCTTTCTTTACCATTGACACACTTACTCTCGATGCTGTTTACCGCGTTGACGCGTATAAGAACAGCAAGCTTGTCGCTTCAGTTCCGTTTGCCCAAGATGCCCAGGCTACTGGTGGATGGGACTTCCTCAATGGAAAGTTGCACATGCCACCCTATCTCGTCTTGCCTAACGGATCTACACTGCGAGTGTTTGGATACAAGCACTATACCCAGCCCGCGAATGACGCGTCCTCTATCGAGCTCGACGACGATGCTACTAACGCCGTGCGTGCCTGGGTCCAGAAGGAAGCAATGTTCATGCTGATCTCTGACCGCGTTCGATTCCAGCAATGGCAGGTCGCAGCAGGCGCATCAGACACTAACAGCATCCAGCTTGCCCAGCTATACAACGCGGCAGAGCGCCGCTGGGACAAGATCTCTAGCGCAGTACGCCGAGTAAGGAAGACACCCTAATGGATCTTAGCGCAGCAGTAACTATCCAGCGTCCTGGGGCTGCACCCCTAGACATCAATAGTGTCCGTGATCCGAATGCTATCGGGTCATCTCCTGTTTCTGGGTACATGATTGAGCAGGTAGACTTCTCGTCTGTTCCAGTTACTGCGTTCACCGAAGACACCCCACTCGTGGACGGCGTTGATAGCTACGATCCATACCTGTCATCACGCACCATTAGCATTGTGTTGTCGGTATACGGCAGCACCTACGGTGACTTCTGGGATAAGATCACTGCGCTAAACGCAGCATTCCAGGCCCAGCCTAAGGCAGCGGACACTGGAACCTATCCGGCCCTCGACGCAGACGGCAAACGAAAGCTATCTTTCTCGCAGCCTAAGGCGTCAGGAAGCTACAGTCTGTACATGATGGTACGTCCTATTGCATTGCCGCGATTCGTTACCGACGCTTCTTCGGCAGCTGGTGACGAGAGCCGTGGGTACTCTGTTCGGTGCACCATTGCGCTCATGGCAGAAGACCCATACAAGTACTTCGCAAGCGAGACCACAGTTTCGCGCACTGGCAGCGGAACGCTGTCTGTTGTCAATAGCGGCACCACTATTGCGTGGCCAACGGTTACGTGGAACATTACGTCCACTAGCACTGTGTCTGTCACGCTTGGCAGCGAAACAGTCGAGCATACTAACGAGACCTCTACGGTTACAGATACATTCAAGACTGCATCCTCTACTGACTCGTCAACCCTTACTAGCTATGAGTTCTTTAGCATCCCGCCTGGAACCTCAACAGTAACTGTGGTTGGACAGTCCGGACAAACAGTTAGCATCACAATCAGGGAGGCTATCCTTTAGTGGCAGCTAAGAACATTGTAGTAATCAGAAGCCGCAATGCCTACAACGCAGCAGATGAGTTCTGGCAGGGTGCGCCCGTTGCCGTAATCACTGATGCGCGTGACCTTGGCGTCCAGCTGTATGCAAACGATGCTGGCTCAATGTACTTTACCCTTCCTGTAGATCATCCTGCACTGCCGCTAATCGATCCGCTTAACCAGCACTACGTTGTGCAGCGCTGGAATGGCAGCAGCTATGACACCATCCAGTCAGGCTTCATCACTGACTATGATGCCAGCCCAAACGAAGTAGTAATCAGTGGCGTAGATTATATGACTACGCTCAACAAATATTACACTCCAATCCACGGACCAGAGCTAGGCGCTAAGGCTATCCCTAATACAGACTTGACTCCTATCCTATCAACAACTCCAAAAGGGATCATTGATCTCGCAACTGCTAAAGATCGCCTAAAGGCCTCAGAGAGCTACGCCGTGGCCACAACAAACTCTACTTATCCAGATGCTGGCAAGATCTCAGTATTCTCAGGATCTGCTAGAACCTCTGCAATACCGACTGGAACAAAGAATGCCATCACTGTAACGTACGAAGAAGACCCGGTTGGCGTTAAGACTGGAACAGTCATCCTTTCCGGATCTGTATATATCTTCCGTGCAGCATACGGGTCCTCTTCTACCTACGACACTTTCCAAGACGGTGAGACTGGTGAAATCATTGAGGGTAACTTCTCTATTGGAACTAGCTCAACCTCTAAAGGGAAGGTTGGATTCGTTATTTCGTCATCTCCTGGCGGCCCACTGGCCAAGGTTGAGTACGACCTGTACGTTGCGCCTGGCTCACTCGACATCGGAATGAGCAATAGCACTCCGTTAAACTTTAGCGTTAAGCTTAGGCCAGTTTCCAACTACAACGCCGCAGACGAAGTTCACTCAACAACATCTTCTACTAACCTAAACCGCACCATTTCCGTGCTGTCAGAGGGTGTTAGCTATGAGTTCTATGTTACACCATACTACTATGGAAACCTAAGCCCGGCACCTGCTTCCCCAGCAGGAGGGACCCCTGGTACCGGAAACGTTGACTACAACCAGTATATCTGGGGGCAAACTACTAGAGCTCCAGAATCCACTTTCACCGCTGGCCTTCAGACCAATGCGATCAATGATGCGTTCTCAGACCTATTCGATCCAAACGATCCTGGAAATATCCTAGACCGGTCAGGAGATTACCCAGAGGTAAAGGTAAATATCACAAGCTGTTTCCAAAACAACTACCTTACGACTGTCGCACCGTCTGGTTTAAATAGATATTGGTTTGTATTTGAAATGTCATCTAAGCTCCCAGTTGATGTTGGTCCAGGTACAGTTGTTAACGTTACAGGCACTTCCCTTGCGTACTTCAATACTACATACACTATTACAGAAGTATCTTCTAGCAGGATGACATTCTACGTTGGCCAGTTGTCCCAGCCAGCCTCATCTACATCGGCAACAGGCGGCGTTATGACCAAGCCGGCGATAGACTGCAAGCCACTAATCCAGTTCATGTCTATCGAGCACCTAGGTACACCAACCACAACCAAACATCCATATGTAACAGCAGGTCAAGGCCCGGTAGACTTCATGAGGGATCTTGCAGATACCGAGATGGGTTCCCGTAGTGACGGGACTAAGGTGGTATTTAACTTCTATGGTGTTCCCTCCGCGTCGCCCGACGGCAAGAAGCTAAGTGTACACCACTCTGTCTCGCCAAATCCACAGGCTACCTTAGTTTACCCAGGCCAGATTAAAGACTTCAATGTAACAAATAAGCGCAGCGCAAAGGTTACTTCCGCTCGAGTTATACCCACGACTGCGTTCCTCATTGGCTCCAATACTGAAGGATCTTCGGGCGCCAAGACCAAGGGGTCAGTAAAGACTTCTTCTGGCATAACTAGTGCCAGCCCGGCTCTGCCAACCGTAACAAATCAGGGAGGGTTCCTATCTGCTGACGCAGCAGGTAACTTTGCTCAGGGTATTATCAACGACTTCGGTGAGGACGCAGACAACCAATCAATCAGGGTGTCTTTGCGAACTGAGCAGTTCGGCCCTATCGGTGTGTCCGGTACCCCTAAGCTTGGAGAGACTGTGCGCGTGGTTGTACGTCGTAAGAATGTTACTGTCGGTGGCGACGAGCTGTCCGGCTTGTACAACGTTGGCGGCATGCAGTGGGTGGCTAAGATCGACGGCACCGAGGCGCTCTCCCTTGACCTGGTAAAACCCAATAAGTTTAAGGGCGCTGCTATTACCTGGGAGCAGAAACCTGCTAGCACACCAGCCCCAACACCTACCCCGTACGTTGGTCGTAAGCCTGCTGCTCGTAGGGACCCAGCTGGCAATGAGCTTCCTGATCCAACAACTCCAGAGGGTATGACTGGCGCCTTTACCGGTACGTCGTACATGTATCCTGGTACGTCCGGCGCTCCTGTTGCTCCAAAGCCACCAACGTACAGCGGTGGGAATACAGTCGGGCTGCCAAGAAGTACTACAGGCAAGAGGGTGGGGCTGTGACCAGGGGACAGTTCGAGATTCTGCTAGCCAAGTTGGACGAGATTGACGTGCGCATCCGTGCCTTGGAGATGGAGAACGCTGGCACTAAAGCTGTGCGGAAAGCTAGACAAGCTGGCGATCTAGAGGCAAAATGGAAGGCAGGGATCGTTGCGTCCATTGTGGGCGGTATCGTTACCCTAGCAGCGAAGGTGTACGACGCCTTCAACGGAGGTAAGTAATGGCAAAGGCTAACCTAGTAGATCGCGTGGGCGAACTCAAGGAGCAGGGCCTGTCCTTCTCCAAGATTGGAGAACTGCTCAACATGAGCAAGGACCAGGTCCAGAAGTTCCATAAGCGCTACGCTGAGGGGATCCCAGAAGATCTCTTGCCAGCACAGAAGAAGGCCGCGAAGACTCCGCCGTTCGTGGGGATTGACATCGCCTACTTTGACATCGAGACAACGTTCAGTAACTGGCGACGCATGCTGTGCGGTTCGATTGCCGACAGCCTTGGTAACGTCATCACGCTTAGCCACGACACGCATCCTGGAAAGAACTGGCAGGATGATAGCGTGCTGGTGAAGGCGTACTGCGAGGAGCTCGACAAGTACGACGTGATCGTCGGCTGGAACTCCAAGTTGTTTGACGTGCCGGTACTCAACTCGCGCATGCTGTACCACGGGTTCAAGCCGTACAATCCACGCATGCATCTCGACCTTATGTACAAGGCTACCGGCTCGTCCATTGCGATTGGCCGTAAGTCTCTGGACAATGTGTCCAAGTACTTCGGTGTTCAGAACAAGAAGACCCCGCTTGACCCACGCACGTGGGACGATGCGGATCATGGTGACCGCGCAGCATACGAGAAGATCATCGAGCACTGCGAGGCGGACGTGCTGGTCCTTCGGGATGTGTACGCCAAGCTTAAGCCGATGGTGACCATCCTTCACCGATGACCGAAGACCAGATCCAGGCACACTTCGATAAGACCATTGCCGTGGACTTTGACGACACGATTGTCGTCAGGGTCTTCGGCACTTTGGTTCCTGCGAAGGATTGCGTAGAGGCGCTGCACATGCTGCGAGAGCAGGGGTACAGGATCCTTGTTCACTCAGCCAGGTCCTGGGAGAACTGGCAGGATCGCATCGAGCGAGAGAATGAGATGGTCAACCTGCTCAACCAGTGGGAGGTACCGTACGATGAGGTCTACGCCGGTAAGGGTAAGCCGCCAGCTCTGGCATACATCGACGACCGTGGGCTGCGCTTCAGCAACAACTGGATGGATATCGCACGGTTGATTTTAGAGAAAGGGAAGCTATGAGCAAGCTAAAGATCGTAACGCAAACGGATAACATCGAGGGCAAGAAGACGAAGACGGTTGCAGACAACTGGATGGATGACTGCGCCTGGGCTACGCTGGCCTGCGCAGCTAACCATCTCACCGGCTCTACGTTCACATCGTTCGATGGCGTGGAGTGGGGCGAGAAGGTTGGGCGCAAGGACCGGGATGGTCTGCCTGACCCCACGTCGCTGGCACAGCTGGTAAAGGCTGGCCCATTGGCTGGACTCAAGGTGACGTACCCTAAGGACTGGGTGTCTGTAGTCAACGCCGTAAAGGGCGGGGCTGTTGTCCTGATCAACGTTGAGCAGGCTGCTAACTATCCCGTTATCCCAATGAGTGCCTGGCACAAAGGTCATCAGAAGCGCAAGCCTGGTAAGACCTATGGTCACATGACCTGCGCTGCGCTTACGGCTGACGGCCTGGAGTGGGCGGACCCAACGATGAGCGGCACCGGCAAGGAGACGTACGCTGTTCCGGTCACCTGGGCTGAGCTCAAGCAAATCGCCAGCTCGAAGGGGGATGCGCCGCACAAGCGCTGCCTGATCGCACGTAAGAAGTAACGCTTGACATCCCATGCGGGGTGTACTAAGATCCTCAGTGGACGGACCCACTGGGGGTCTTTTAGTTTATAGGAGGAGCTATGGAAACAATAGCTAGAGCGTTTGACCTGGGGTTGAAAGCTAACCGTACGGATAGGCCGTCCGGCACATTCTTTCGTGGCAGCAAGCTGGGCTCGTGCCTGCGTCAGCAGTACTACGATGCTACAGGTGAGCCTGTCACTAACCCATTTGAGGATCGGTTGTACCGTATCTTCGAGCAGGGTCATGTCATTGCTGAGACCTTTGAGCGCAACCTCAAAGCATCTGGGCTATTCGACGAGTTCGAATCTGAGGTTCCAGTAGAGATGGAGAAGTACAACTTCTCTGGCAACATCGACCATCTTGTTCAGTGGAAGAATCGAGACCACATGTACGAGAACGGGTGGGAAGTTATCGAGATGAAGTCGATGAACTCGAACGGCTTCAAGTACCTTAAAGGACCTAAGCCAGAGCATGCCATTCAGGCTGCTAGTTACGCGCTTGCGTTGGAGTACAACGGGTTCCTACCTGAAGAGATCTACGATCAGCAGATCTCAGCTCGTGTTGTGTATGTCAGCAAGGATGACTTCCTGATTAGTGAGTATACTATTGACAGGTCCTGGTATGATAAGGCTATGCGGGTCCTCAAGATCGGTAACAAGTTTAAGGAGCAGGGACGGATTCCGTTCCGGCTCCCGGTGCCGAAGGGTAAGGATCCCAAGAAGATGTGGCCATGCGGCGGGTGCCAATGGCTGACGAAGTGCAGGGGGTAATATGGCGGATAAGATCAGTCTAGCTACCAAGATTGCCAAGGTCATGGAGGCCGTTGGCTACGTGCAGAAGGGCGGCACGAACAGCGCCCAGGGGTACAAGTTCGTACAGGCATCTGCCGTTGCGGACAAGGTACGCGCTGAGCTGAGCAAGCTCAACGTGTCGATGACCCCGACCAACATTGACGTGATTAGCGAGGGGCTGACACCGTCTGGTAAGCAGGCGCTGCTCACTCTTCGTTTCACTTGGACGCTCACCGACGGTGACAGTGGCGAGACTATCTCGTTCCAGTCCATCGGCACGGGGGCGGACAGCGGCGACAAGGCTGCGTATAAGGCAGCTACCGGCGCACTCAAGTACGCTCTGCTCACAGGGTTCCTGATCCCAACAGGTGATGACCC